GAAGAAACCATCAAGCGTGCTCTCGCAATACGTCATATGGAGCTACCAGTTGGAGAATTTATTTCACAAGGCTTGGAGAAAGAAGTCCCGCAAGCAGCGAGGACACTTCTTGAGTCAAACGTTAAAGATGAGATCAAGCATGATCTCGCTCTGGGTTTCATTGTTGAATCCCATGGGGCTGATCCCATTGCTGAAATGGAGGCGATAAAGTTAAGAGATGCTTGGATACAACACCCTGACCATACTATCACAAAGGCACTCGTTGCAGAGCGAGCTATATTCTTTGTTCTATTGCCTATGTTTCGCTTTCTTGGTGACGCTGCTCTCAGAACAGTATCAGCTGATATTTCCAGAGATGAACAGATACACGTGGCAACAAATAGTCTCGTATGTCGTGAGCTGGGTCTTGTTCCTAGCAATTCTCTGGATAAGCTTCGGAAGGCAACTATATCTTGGGTACTACAACCCCTAAAAACTTCACCGGATAAACATTTAGACAAGACATTTTGGCTGGATGCGAGCGACCGGTTGATGTATGAAGGCAAAGCTCCACAGTTTGCCGACACAAAAGCAGCTCGCATGCCAGCGTTCTTTGAACATGCAAACACAAACCTCCCTCAATACGCTTAGTTTTCATTCAGAAAAACTAGAGAAATTAGTCGAGGATTTGGAATCCAAGTTCGCTTGGTATCCTGTCCACCCCAAGGAGGATATAGCCTCCATTATGTATCGCTCAGGACAATGGGAAGTGGTACAATATGTAAAATCTATTTTGAACGAATAACATGTGTATAAGTTTCGGTGGTGGTGCACCTACCCCTATATCAACACCAGCACCTATTCAACCACAGCAACCTGATCTAGTACAGGCATCTCAGTTACCTGAGAAAAAAGAGCTACTAGATCCAGACGACATAGCGGGTGTTGAATATGGTACATCACAAAAGAAAGAAGATGAAAGAGGAGCTGCTCAGAGAATAGGAACTGACGCTCTTAGAATTGATGTTAACACAGGAGGCACAGGAAATGCCGGTGGAACTGGAGGACTAAATGTACAAGGCTAAGGCGAGGTACTCTCAGCTTATGTCAAGTAGAACTCAGTTTTTAGACATGGCTGTAGAGTGCTCTGAACTTACCTTACCTTATCTAGTCACTCAGGACGATAACTATAAAGGCAAGAGAACTCTCCTCCAACCCTACCAGTCAGTAGGAGCTAAGGCAGTGGTAACACTTGCAGCAAAACTTATGCTTGCAATACTACCACCACAGACAGCCTTCTTCAAACTACAGGTAAGAGATGACAAGCTAGGCCAGACGTTAGATCCTATGATGCGTAGCGAGTTAGACCTATCTTTCTCAAAGATTGAGAGATTGATTATGGACTACATAGCTGCATCAAGCGACAGAGTAGTCGTACACCAAGCCTTGAAGCACTTAATTGTATCAGGCAACGCCTTGATATTCATGGCTAAGGATGGTTTAAAACACTATCCTCTACAACGATATGTCGTAGAAAGAGATGGTAATGGTAATGTCATAGAGATAATCACTAAAGAATTAGTAAGTCGTAAGGTTTTGGGTATAGCACCCCCTCCTAACGATAAGCCAGACGGCGAAGATGGTGCTATAGAAGACGACGCTGAGGTATACACCTGTGTTAAGATGGACGAGAGCAGCGGTAACTGGAGATGGCATCAAGAAGTGGACGACATGATCCTAGAAGGTAGCCAGAGCACAGCACCGAAGAACGCCTCGCCATGGTTAGTGCTTCGATTCAATACAGTAGACGGAGAGGACTACGGACGTGGTAGAGTAGAAGAGTTCATTGGAGATCTAAGGAGTCTCGATGGATTATCCCAAGCTCTTGTAGAGGGTGCAAGTGTAGCAAGTAAAGTTATCTTTCTTGTATCACCATCTGCTACAACCAAGCCCGGAACACTTGCCAAAGCTGGTAACGGAGCTATCATACAGGGTAGACCAGAAGACGTAGGAGTCGTGCAAGTCGGTAAGACAGCAGACTTTGCTACAGCTGCAAACATGGCAGCAACTATAGAAAGAAGAATACTTGAAGCTTTCTTGGTTATGAACATCAGGAACGCAGAAAGAGTTACAGCTGAAGAGGTACGCCTTACACAGCTGGAGCTAGAACAATCCCTTGGTGGACTGTTCAGCTTATTAACGGTAGAGTTCTTAGTACCCTACCTCAACAGAACTCTGTTAATACTACAGAGAACAAACCAGATACCCAGACTACCAAAAGATGTCGTAAGACCAAAGATTGTAGCTGGTATCAACAGTCTAGGTAGAGGGCAAGACAACGAGTCACTCACTAGATTTATAGCAACTGTTGCACAGACACTAGGGCCAGAAGCTTTAGTCAAATATATAGATCCAAGCGAAGCTATCAAACGACTAGCAGCAGCACAAGGTATCGACGTACTGAATCTTGTACGTACAGCAGAGCAACTAGCACAGCTTAAGAGTGAGAAGACACAAGAGATACAGAACAAGTCACTTGTAGATCAAGCCGGTCAACTAGCTGGTACACCTTTACTAGATCCTAGTAAGAACCCAGACCTAGCCGGGCAGGCAGCAGCTGTATTAGGTAATATACAACAACCACCACAACAATAATGGCAGAAACACAAACACTATCCTACCAACCAGAGGTGCAGACTGAGACTATGCCTGATAACCTTACACCAGAAGAGCAAGAGAACCTTGCCGTTGGTGAACAGTTACAAGCAGATCAGGAGCAACTACTGGCTGGTAAATACAAAAGTGCAGAAGAGCTAGAAAAAGCGTATGTCGAGTTACAAAAGAAACTAGGCGAGAACAAAGAAGAAGCAAAAGAAGAAACTGTAAAGGAGGAGCCCGAGGATAAGCCACAGCTGTCCGAGGGTGCTACACTTATTACAGATGCTAGCAAAGAATACTTTGATAATGGTAATAAATTATCAGATGAAACTCTTGCCAAGTTTTCTTCTTTATCTAGCCAAGATCTTATCAAAGCTTATATGGAGGTACAGGCAACACAGCCACAACAATCAGCACCTCCAGCTGAGATTACAACAGCTCAGATCAATCAGATCAAGAACTCAGCAGGCGGCGAACGAGCTTACGCTAATATAGTAAACTGGGCCAAGACTAATCTACCACAAGATCAGATACAAGCGTTTGATGAGGTAGTCAATACAGGCAGCGTACAAGCTATACAGTTAGCTGTAGCTGGACTGAAGGCCGAATACGATAACGCAAACGGAGTTGAAGGTAGAATGGTAACAGGTAAAACAGCCCCAGAAAGGGGTGATGTCTTTCGTAGCCAAGCGGAACTTGTCCGTGCTATGAATGATCCAAGGTATGATAGCGACCCTGCCTACAGGCAAGATGTTATCGAAAAACTAGACAGATCAGATTTGGAGTTCTAATTATGCCAATGGGAAAAGGAACCTACGGAAAGCAAGTAGGTAGACCAAAGAAAATGACAGCAGCAGAAAAGAAAAAGATGCTTGCTAAACTCAAGAAGAAGAAAAAATAATGCCTTCTAATCTAAATCAGCCGGGGGAGAGTAATCCTTACAAAGATTTTAAGGACTACAGCAATGCAAAACCCCTACCATTTCAACAGGTTCCTAAAAAGAAACCACCAAGATTTAAACAGCTAGAGTTAGACCTAGCTCGTATTGAAAAGAAAAGAAAATCCACACAAAGAGTAAACGAAGCATGACACACCACAACCACGAAAATCAAAAATGGCATCCAGCAGAGGAGCTTAACGGAAGACTAGC